CTCATTTAACACAAGAAGATTTAGAAGAAATACAAAAGAAAAATACTTATAAGTACGAAAATTATTCTGCTTACGATCAAAAAGATAATAATAAAATAAAAGTTTTATATTTTGATTATAAAACTTATATGAATCAAGTTTATAAAATAAAAGAAACCGCGACTGGATTAGAAAGAGCTATTGAAAAAGACGATAATTTTAATCCTCCAGAAGACGCAAACGCAAACTTTTCAAAACTTCAAAACAACGTAGAGTGTCTTTACGAAGGCGCTTATATCATAGGTGCTCAAAAGCTTTTAAAATGGGAGATGTCAAAAAATATGATGCGGCCAAAAAGCAATTATACTAAAGTTAAAATGAATTATAACATAGTAGCGCCCCGAATGTACAAAGGACGTATTGAGTCTTTAGTTAGTCGTATCACTGGTTTTGCAGATATGATACAATTAACGCATTTAAAAATACAACAAGTAATGTCGCGTATGGTACCAGATGGCGTTTATTTAGACGCTGATGGTTTAGCTGAAATAGATTTAGGCAATGGCACTAATTATAATCCACAAGAAGCGCTAAATATGTTCTTTCAAACAGGTAGTGTTATTGGTAGATCAATGACTCAAGATGGTGACATAAATCCTGGCAAAGTACCTATACAAGAAATAAGAAGTAGTAGTGGTGGTAACAAACTACAAGCTTTGATAGGCAACTACAATTACTACATGCAAATGATACGTGACACAACCGGGCTTAACGAAGCTCGTGACGGTAGTACACCAGATTCTAATGCTTTGGTTGGTGTTCAAAAACTAGCAGCTGCTAACAGCAACACAGCTACAAGACATATACTACAGTCAGGCTTATATTTAACTTCTGAAGTTGCAGAGTGCTTATCGCTTAGAATATCTGATGTTATAGAATATTCACCGACTAAAGACGCTTTTATTCACGCTATAGGCGCTCACAATGTAGCTACGCTTGAAGAAATATCTAACTTACATCTATATGACTTTGGTATATTTTTAGAGTTAGCTCCAGATGAGGAAGAAAAAGCTTTACTTGAAAACAATATACAACAAGCTTTACAGCAAAAAAATATTGATTTAGAAGACGCTATTGATTTACGTGAAATAAGAAACGTTAGCCTTGCTAATCAGTTGTTAAAAATTAGACGTAAAGAAAAAGAAGCTAAAGACAGAGAAATACAACAGCAAAACATACAGATGCAAACTCAAGCTAATACGCAAGCAGCTCAAAACGCTGCTCAGCTTGAAACACAAAAAGAGCAAATGCTAGCGCAAACTAAAGCACAGTTAGCTCAATTACAAGTTCAGCTAGATACTCAAAAGCTACAACAAGAAGCTGAGATTAAAAAAGAACTTATGCAGTTAGAGTTTCAAATGAATATGCAGTTAAAATCTTTAGAAACTCAAGGTATGCAAAATAGAGAAAAAGAAAAAGAAGATCGTAAAGACGAAAGAACTAGAATACAAGCTAGCCAACAAAGCGAGCTTATAGACCAAAGAAAAACAAGTAAACCACCTAAAAAGTTTGAATCATCAGGTAATGATGTACTTGGTGGGTTTGACTTAGGTGGATTTGAACCTAGATAATTATTAACTTATATTTTATATTATGGAAGAAAACGAAAACGTAGTTGAAGAAACTACTCAAGAACAAATTGTTGACGAAAATAAATTTAAATCTGCTGACGACGACGATGTTATTAAGGTAGATTTAAGTCAACCAATAAAAGAAGAAGAAGATGCCACTGGAGAGCAAAGCACAGATGAGGTACCTGTTCGCGACGAATCCGAAGCTAGCGAAGAAGTTCGTGAAGAAAACGTCAAAGAGCAAAATGAAGAACCTGCCAGAGAAGAAGAGCAAACCGTTCAAAATGAAGAACCCGCTCTTGAAGAAGTAATAGATGAAGAAGTTGTTGAAGAAGCTAAAGAGTTAGCTGAAGAAGCTGTTGAAGCTATAGCTGAAGCTCAAGAAACAGGTAAAGAATTACCAGAGAATATTCAAAAGTTAATTGACTTTATGGAAGAAACTGGTGGTAGTTTAGAAGATTATGTTGAGTTAAATAGAGATTATTCTGATTTAGATAATTTAACAGCTCTAAACGAATATTATAGAAGAACAAAGCCGCATTTAAACGCGGAAGAAATAAACTTTTTGATTGAAGACTCTTTTAATTACGACGAAGAGCTAGACGATGAAAAAGAAATAAGAAAAAAGAAAATAGCGCTTAAAGAGCAAGTTGCCAGCGCTAAAGCCTACTTGGACGGGCAAAAGTCTAAATACTATGATGAGATTAAAGCAGGATCACGCTTAACGCCTGAACAGCAAAAAGCATGGGACTTTTTTAATCGATATAACAAAGAATCTGAGGAAAATCAGAAAGTAGCAGAAAGCGCTAAACTTAAATTTGACAAGAAGACTAATGAAGTCTTTAACGACAAGTTCAAAGGTTTTGAATATAACGTCGGAGATAAAAAATATAGGTTTAATGTTAAGGACGCTGATAAGGTTAAGACAACTCAAAGCGACATTAATAACTTCGTTAAAAAGTTTTTATCAGAAGATAATACAATGTCAGACGCAAAAGGTTATCACAAATCTTTATTTACAGCGATGAATCCTGATGCTATTGCAAAACACTTTTACGAGCAAGGTAAAGCAGATGCTCTCAAGGAGAGTGTCGCAAAAAGTAAAAACGTGAGTATGGAACCAAGACAGTCCCATGGTCAAATAGAAGCTGGCGGCTTGAAAGTTAAAGTGTTAGGTGAAACTTCCAATGATTTTAAGTTTAAAATTAAAAATAAAAATTAACATTTAAAACAAATTAATTATGGCAATTACTGCAGGAACTAATTTGAATAGCGTACCTGCTCCACAGAAGCAAACGCTTAATTCAAATTATTTAGACTTAGCTAGCTCATCAAACGCTGGTTGGTCACAACAATATGTGCCAGACTTGATGGAAAAAGAAGCTGACGTTTTTGGAAACAGAACAATCGCAGGCTTTTTATCTCAAGTAGGTGCTGAAGAGCCCATGACAGCTGATCAAGTTGTATGGTCTGAACAAGGTAGATTACACTTGGCTTATACTGCTAGCATGATAGATGCTGATCAAGGTATAAGTGGTGATAATCCAGGTTGTGAAATAGAAATTTTACTTGATATGGACGGCTTAGATCCAGGATCTGATCATGGTATTCGTGTTAACGATACTGTAATTGTTGCTGGTGAAGGAAAAACTTTCAAAGGTGTTGTTGGACAAGTGTCTGGCACAAACATTGAAGTTATGCCTTATGACAATGCTGACTCTACTATCGCTGATGGTACTAACAACTGTACTGTATTAGTTTACGGTTCTGAGTTTGGCAAAGGAAGATCTTACTTAAATAATGATGGTTTTGGTACAGATGGTAGCTATACGGCTTCTAATATAACTGATTCAAGAGGCGCGAACGAGCCTAAGTTTAAGTCTTTCTCTAACAAGCCAATTATCATTAAAGATTACTACGAAGTGTCTGGATCAGATGCGTCTCGTATTGGTTGGGTTGAAGTTTCAAGCGAAGAAGGACAATCAGGATATTTATGGTATTTAAAAGCAGCTTCTGATACTAGAGCTCGTTTTAACGATTACTTAGAAATGTCAATGATTGAAGGTCAAAAAGGTTCTGGAACTACTGACGTTGACTTAACTGTTGGCGGTGGTGCTGGTAACGAAGTTGGTACTGAAGGTTTATTTGCTGCTATCGAAGATAGAGGTAACTTAAGTTCTGGTATTACTGGTGTTAACTCTGCTACTGACTTAGCTGAGTTTGACGCTATACTAGCAGAATTTGATAAGCAAGGTGCTATTGAAGAAAACATGTTCTTCGTTAATAGAGCTACGTCTCTAGCTATCGATGATATGTTAGCTTCTATGAACTCTTACGGAGCTGGCGGTACGTCTTACGGTGTATTTGATAACTCTGAAGATATGGCATTAAACTTAGGTTTCTCTGGTTTCCGTAGAGGATCTTACGACTTTTACAAGTCTGACTTTAGATACTTAAATGACTTTGCTACTCGTGGCGGAATTAATGCTGCTGCTGGTGCAAGTGCTATTCGTGGTGTTGTTATACCAGCTGGTACTTCTTCTGTTTATGATCAAACTGTTGGAGCTAATATGAAGCGTCCGTTCTTACACGTGCGTTATAGAGCTTCTCAAACTGACGATCGTAGATTAAAGACTTGGGTTACTGGTTCAGTTGGAGCTGCTACATCTGCACTTGATGCAATGCAAATGCACTTCTTATCTGAAAGATGTTTAGTAGTACAAGGTGCTAACAACTTCATGCTATTGAAGTAATTTATATTAATGGTCGGGGCTTCGGCCCCGATCTTTTTTTAACTTTTATTATATTATATTATGGCAAAAAAACAAACAACAAAAAAGGTTGAAGTAGCTCAACCAGAGATTAAAGCTACAAATGAAATGACTGAAGTAGTCATTGAAGATATTGCTCCTAAAAAAACAAGTTGGAAAATAAAAGACAGGATGTATTATTTGTCTGGCAAGAAAAAGCCTTTAAGTAGAACTATAAGATCTTCAAACATATATTGGTTTGACGAAGAAAAAGGTTACGAAAGAGAGCTTAAGTATTGTCAAAATCAAAAAACACCTTTTGTTGATGAAATGGTAGGTGATCAAAGACTAGAACATATTGTTTTTAGAAACGGTATGTTATTTGTTGAAAAAGAAAAAACAACTTTGCAAAAACTATTGTCTTTATATCACCCACATAGAGATCAACTATTTTATGAAGATAAGCCTGCTGAAAATGCAGAGCTTGAGATTAACACGCTTGAATTAGAGGCTGACGCAATACTAGCGGCTAGAACAATAGATATTGAAATGGCTGAAGCTATAATGCGTGTAGAAAAAGGTTCTAAAGTAGCTAACTTGAGTTCTAGTGAGCTTAAAAGAGATTTATTAATATTTGCTCGAAAAAATCCTAAACTGTTCTTAGAGTTAGTTAATGACGATAATGTTCAGCTTAGAAACTTTGCTATTAAAGCTGTAGAATTTGGAATTATTAAACTATCTAATGATCAAAGATATTTTACTTGGAAATCTAATGATAGAAAAATAATGACAGTTCCGTTTGACGAGCACCCATATACTGCGTTAGCGCATTGGTTTAAAACTGATGAAGGTATGGAGATATACGCTAATATTGAAAAGCGTTTAAAATAAGTGATTATTAATAGAGTTGAGCTGCCAGGTGAGGTGGCTCAACTTTATAATAAAAAATAAATTAAAATGGCGGTAAGCGTAGATACAGTATATCAAAGAGTTTTGGCGATCGCCAATAAGGAGCAAAGAGGCTACATTACACCGCAAGAGTTTAACTTACTCGCAAATCAAGCTCAGATGGAAGTATTTGAGCAATACTTCTATGATATAAATCAATTTAATAGAACTAGAGGAAACAATACTGAATATTCTGATCCTTTAAATATTTTAGAAGAAAAAATATCTTTATTTAAAGTTAGTCAATCAAGTTTTACTTTATTAGACAACATACCTGGTTATTCTGCTACTATTGGTTCTGATGTTGTAACTAATGGATCTTTTACTTCAAATGTAACAAGTTGGGCTTTACACGTGGCAAATACAGGAACTGTAACTCATGATGAAGCTAGTTTTTCTTTAAAAATACAAAATAACGGCGACGGCGCGACAGCTGGTTTAATAGCAGCAAAACAAACATTAACAACTAATGCTAATTCTTTGTATAGAATAAGAGCTAAAATAGATGCTACAAGTTTAACTGGCGACGATCATGCTAGAATTAGATTTGGAGAAGGTAGCACAGGATTATCTCAAATAATTACAGCAGGCACGCCACAAACATCAATAGAATATTATAGTCCTTGCGAAACTAACTCAACAGATGTTTATTTAATCATAAAATCTAGCAACTTAGTTGATGGGACTAGCTTTGCTTTGTTTGACGATGTAGTTGTTGAAGAAGTTGATAGCAATCGATTATCTATTGATACATCTTTATTTTATAGACTTGGTAGTGTTATATATACAAATCCAACTACAAAAAGAATAGTTGAAGTTCAAAGTGTAGATACTAAAGAGTTTTTAGATATAAATTCTGGTCCTTTAACAAAGCCATCTACAATGCAACCAGTTTATGTAAGATTATCTCAAAATACATTAAGTTTACATCCTAGCGAAATAGCTAATGATACTGTGTTTAATTTTATTAGAAAACCACGTAGAGTAAACTGGGCTTACAATGTTGTAGACGAAAAAGCAATGTTTAATAGTACTAATGCTTTAAACTTTGAGCTTCATGAATCTGAAGAACCAAATTTAGTTAATAGAATTTTAGAGCTATCAGGCATTTTGTTACAAAAACCTGAGCTTTTAAACGCTGCAAAAGATAAAGTTATAAGTGAAATACAACAAGAAAAAGCATAATAAATGGGATTACTAAGCGGAACAGATCAGTCGTATTACGAAGGCAGTGATTTAGGTGGCTATCAGTTTACATCACTTCAAGATATTATAAGTCAATTTATAACTGCTTATGTTGGTCAAGAAAAAATAATATCTAAAGCTAGTAGAGTTGATGTAGCTTTTCACGCTCAACGAGCTCTTGCTGAAATGTCTTTTGATACGTTTAAATCTACAAAAGCACAAGAAATAAAAGTGCCTAACACTCTTAAAATGATATTGCCAAGAGATTATGTTAACTATGTAAAACTAACTTATGCTGACAGCGCTGGTATTGAGCATATAATATATCCAGCTATAAAAACTAGTAATCCAACTTCAATTAGTCAAGATGATACTACTGGTTCTTATAATTTTGTCGACGGGGTTTTACAAACAACTACAGATTCTACTACTTGGACTAATTATCAAAGCGAAAATCCTCACGAAGATATTCAACAAGACTTTGACTACGATGATGATATAGCAGATTATAACATTGGGCAAAGATACGGTATTGATCCGCAGTTTGCTCAAATAAATGGATCTTTTTATATAGATGAATTAAAAGGTAATATACACTTTAGTTCTAATTTGTCTGGACAAACAATAACATTAAAATATATAAGTGATAGTTTAGGTACAGATGAAGAAATGCAAGTGCATAAGCTAGCAGAAGAAGCAATGTATAAGCAAATATTATATGCTTTAGCTTCTACAAGAATTAATATGCCAGCTAGTATAATTAATAGACTAAAAAAAGAAGCTAGAGCTTCAAAAAGACAAGCTAAGTTAAGGCTTTCTAATATTAAATTAGAAGAAATTACACAAGTATTGAGAGGTAAGTCAAAACGTATTAAACATTAATAAATGGCAGAGTTAAAAAGAAACTTTCTCAAGGCTAAAATGAACAAAGATCTTGATGAAAGACTTGTTCCTAATGGTGAATATAGAGATGCTTTAAATGTAGAAATAGCTAGCTCAGAAGGCTCTGACATTGGATCAGTGCAAACATTAAAGTCAAATGTTGAAATACAAACTTTAATACAAAAACACTCTTCATCTTTTACTGTTGGGTCGTATGTTGACGAATCTGGAGGCTGCATATACAAGTTTATAAAAGATGCATCTAATTTTAACACTACATTTGTTGGTGGTATAGCTAAACAAACAGGCGTTAGATCTGATTTAATAGAAAAAATAAACGCTAATAATACTGACTATAGCTACAATACAGACTCTGAAATAGTTATTCACGATGTTTATGAGGTTAGAATGTCTGCAGATGAGTTTCAAGTTGATGGTAATAATTTAGTAATAATACAAGAAAAAGGACTTACTTATCAAATAAACGCTTACAGCTCAGAAGACAATACAAGCTTTAGAAACTTAAGACCTGGCATGACAGTAGAAGCTATTGATCTTGCTGGAATAAACTCTTGGAGAGGCGCAGAAACTGTTTTAATAAAAAAAATTAAAAAAGATTTTGCAAACATAGTTATTGAGCTTACTTCTATGCCTATAGAAATTGAAGGTGACATTTCTAATCAAATAGTTTATAAGTTTAGCGCTCCAAGAATTTTAAATTTTAGTTCTGGCACTTCTAGTCAAAAAGAATTAAATACTGAACTCGAACAAACAACACCAACACCTGTTGATTCTTTAATAACATCTATAAATCTTTTAGATGAATATCTTCTTTTTACAGACGGTAGAAATGAACCTAAAAAAATAAATGTTGAAAGAGCTATATTAGGTAGTTTATCTAAAACATTAATTAGTGGTAGTCCAGAAGATTTTTCTAACTATAGCACGGTTCCACACACGCATTTAGTATCTAAAATAAAACAAACTTTTTACGATAAAGGTTTTTTAGAAGAACATCATATTACTACTATAAAAAGAAATCCGCTTCAAGCGCCAGAAATAGACTTAGTATTAGATAATTCTACAGCATCAAACTCTAATATACAATTTAGCCTATATGGAGACTATTATGGTTATGCGTCAAATGTTTCTTCTTTTGATTTTTATAATGATAGTGGTGAGAATTTAGGCTTAGGTAGTGTTTTATATTTAATACCGACTACTCTTACTGGTTTAAGCTTTACTGAAAATCAAACTATAGTATTAACTGGTAGTCAGTCCGCGTTAAGCTTTACAGTGAGAGTAACAAATGTATATTCTACTAATGCTATTAGAGTTCAAGTAATTGGTGTTAACGAAGATTATTTTGAAAATATTCCTATTGGTACTGTTGAAGAAAATTGGTTTGGTAAAATATCAAGTAAATCTCAATTATATACAGAAAAGTTTGTTAGGTTTGCCTATAGATATAGATACACAGATAATGAATATTCTTGTATATCACCGTATTCAGAGCCTGCTTTTGTGCCTGGTAATTATAGCTATGATTCCGCGTTTGGCTTTAACGAAGGTATGGAAAATAATATTGACTTTATAAAAATAAAAAATTTACAAAAGTTAATAATACCTCAAGACGTAAAAGCTGTAGAGTTTTTATTTAAAGTAAGTGGCAGTGAAAATGTACACGCTTTTAAAGAAGTTTCTGTAAAAGCTCAAAATATAAATAGTTTATATTTAAATAATTTTTATTCAACAAAATATTTAAATAAAAATGAATTAACAGTAAACTCTATAGACATTGAAACTGAAAACTTTGGATATACACTTCCTTCTGATCAGCTAATAAGAGTTTCAGATGCTGTTCCTATTAGAGCTAAAGCGCAATCAATACAAGCTAATAGACTTATGTATGGAAACTATACGGAAGGCTATGACATGAAAGACTCTAACAATAGCAATATAGACTTTAATATTACCGCTGGTATAGACCAAAGAGATAATAATTTTACTAGCTCTTTTACTTCGGAAAATGTTTTTAGAGCTACACAAAATGCAGAATTTAGATCTTCAGCGTTAAATACTGGCGATGGAACTGGTAGTTATTTTTCAGGGGGCGATGAAAATAATACTCCTCTTTTTGTTTCAGAAACTTTTAAAACAGAAAGTGAAATATATGATTCTCAAAATAACTATAATACAGCAACTAATGTTTTTACTGCTCCAGAAGACGGGTTATATACTTTTAGATTTACTGCTAAAGCTTTAATAAAAACTAGAGTTAGTGGTAATGTTGGATATACTAACCCCAAAACATATATTGATATTGCTACTGGAGAGTTTAAAGGAAATATTGGTGTTAGAAGACATGCTTTAGGTATTGGTCCAGTTACTGCCGCTGGTAAGCCAAAACATGAAATATTTGATCCAACCAGTGAAGAGTCAAACTTGTTTGTTCACTCTACATATTTAGGCGCTACTAACGCTCAAGCTACTTATAATATTATTGTAGAAGAAATAGTTGTAGATTCTGATGTAATTGCTCCTACTGAAACTTTTTTAAACCCTCCTTCTCAATATTCAAGTATAAATAATTTATTAGAATTAACTGTTGGTCAAAGACTTAACACAGGTGTTTCTTTAGATCAAGACAGTTTTCCAGAAACTCAAATAGAAGAAAGTGTACCTAGCAATG